TCAAAATTCTGTTTCTTGGGCTCAAACGTCTATTAACGTTATGGTAAGAGACGAGGCACAAAACCCGGAGTATTACGCTACTATTATGTCTGCGTTAGTACGTTATGGCTCTGCTATCTGCAGAACAGACGAAAAGGGTATTGTATCTTTAATTCAAGGATAAGCAGTATAAACAGGGGACAGGGGGACGCATATAAGCGGACCCCTATACTCTAAACATTGAACAGAATGAAAAAGCACACCGAAAAGGAGCTAATAGCTATAGCTGGAAAAATGCAGGTTACTGAGTCGAAAGGCAAAACGGTAAGCGTATTAGAGGCAAATAGTAAAGTATACGCCACAGAGGACGGCCAAATATTCGGAGATAACGACTATAGCGCAGCAATGGGACACGCCCGTAGCCAGCGAATTAAATTATTCACTTTATCCGGTAAGAAAAAAGCAGGCTACAAAGAAAAGGAGCAGGCGGCAGTATATTTAGTTGGCCTAAAACAGGTATACAAGCAGTTAACCAATTCGGACGCTGGGGATATTAGCGAGGCAAAACTAGAGGCTAAAATAGAGGCTTTACGGGCAGATGTAGCCGCAGGGAGACCAGTAGGCCAGGTTAACGCCGAAAAGCCAGGAGAGAGCGCTAAAAACGTAGGCACGGGCAAAGACACGGACCTAGACAAGTTACGCGAGGAGTACAGTAAGCTATATAAAAGGGACGCGCCGCTAAACATTCTAAAAGACACATTAAAAGCCAAAATAGCAGAGGCTAAAAAGGCTAGTAAATAATATTTAAATTTTTAAGTTATGGCTGGGTTACCAAAAGTAAGTTTTAATAAAGGAGAGGGCGGCCTAGGGCGTCCGTTACCTGGGAAAGATCATATTAGCGGATTAATATTTTACTTTCTAAACGCTAACCTCCCTACAGGTTTTGCTACTACGGATATGTCTACTAGGGTAAAGACGGTTTACTCATTAGAGGGAGCGGAGGCACTAGGTATACTAGAGGCAGGCGCTAATACCACTATACTATGGTACCACGTAAAGGAGTACTTTAGAACGAACCCAAAGGGCCAACTATGGATTTACCTATGTGATAACACTAGCGTAGACTACGACGAGCCGGAGGAGCTACAAAGATATGCAGAGGGCGTTATACGTCAAATCGGAGTATTTGATTTACTAGCGTTCGTTACTGGGTCCATGACCACGCTACAGGCTAGCGCCGCGGTAATGGATAGCGAGTTTATGCCATGTGAGATACTATACGCCGCAGATATGCAGGCGTTAACCCTAGGGGCGTTAACAGATTTAGGCCTATTAAGTAACGAAAACGTCAGTTTAGTTATTGGAGAGGACGGCACCGGAGCAGGGGCAGCCCTAGCTATATCGGAGGCTACTAGTATTACCACTTTAGGGGCTACTTTGGGTACCGTATCTAGTGCTAAGGTTAACCAAAGTATAGGATATAAAAAGTTATTCGATTTGAGCGACGGGACAGAGTTAGAGGTTCCAGCGTTTGCTACAGGTACTACAGTAACACTATATAAGGACCAGGCAGTAAGTTTGCGTAATACTTTGCACGATAACGGCTATATATTCCTAGTTAAGGATGTAGGTTTTCCAGGTGTATACCATAACGGAGACCGTACAGCGGTAGCTACTACTAGCGATTTTGCGAGTATTAGAAATAACAGGACTATTAACAAGGCACAGAGAAACGTAAGAGTAGTATTACTACCGGAGGTAAACGGCGAGTTATTTTTTAACGCAGACGGGACCCTAAGCGAGGATACTATAGCGTTCTTTAAGACAGAGGCAGCTAGGCCACTAGTACAAATGCAGAGAGACGGCGAAATAAGCGCGTTTAGTGTAGCTATTGACCCTACGCAGGCTAGCCAGTCTACGGGACAGCTAGAATTAACTGTTAAAATTGTACCTGTAGGAGTAGCAGAGGAGATAGTAGTAAATATTGGCTTTGCATTAACAACTGATTAAATTATAAGATTATGGCAGACGCATTAGTAAACGGCACCGCGTATAGTTACGTAGACGTTACAGTAAGAATATTAGGGGTAGAGATACACAGTATAGCGGAGATCAAATATAAGTCAAAGCAGGAAAAAGTAAACAACTACGGAGCAGGAGACGAGCCAGTAAGCAGAGGCAAGGGTATTAAGGAGTACGAGGCAGAGCTAAAATTCTCTAAAAACGACTATTTAGCACTACGGGCAGCCGTACCTAGTAAGGAGTTATTAGATTTACCTCCTTTTGATATTCCAGTAACATTTGGAAACGAGCAGCGAGTAACTACAGACGTACTACAAAACTGCGAATTTTTAGAGGAGGGCGAAGAAATAGCCCAGGGCGATATGGACGCTACTATGACCTTCCCGCTAATCGTAGGAAAAATACTATACGACGCATAACAAAACACCCAACTATTTAACATATTGAACAATGAAAGAACAGACTAATATAGGAACAGAAAAAGAAACAGCGAAATTGTCAAAGAACGAGCAGTTAATAGCTAATCTAGTTAGGCCCGAATTAAAGCAAGTGCAGGAGCCACAGGATAGAAAAACCTGGGAGCTAACTATATACGGCAGGCCTTACAAAGATGACAACGGGGACGAATTGCACCACGACGACGGGAGCGAAGTAAGAGACAAGTATAAGGCGTTTTTAAAGTACCCTAATAGGCACATAATACAAAAAGCTAGCGCAATGGCCGCAAAGGACAAAACGGTAGACGCGGGCCTATTTATCCTCAATAGTTGCTGGGTAGACGGTAACGAGGAAATGAAAAAAGAGGGGGACGGGGACTACCTACTAGTAGGGGCCTCCGTACAGGCTTACCAAATGATAGAGATAGCAGACGGTAAGATAAAAAAAAACTAGCTGAGACCTCTCTACTTCCATATAAGGGGGTAGAGACATTAAGGCACCTGGATATACTAATACGCCGCTACTTCCATATAGACCCTAAGACGTTAGATGACGAGGAGTATATAGAGCAAGTAGCTAACCTCTCCTGGTTTTTGGAGTTTGACAAAGAACGGCAGAAATTTATAGCAGGAGCTATATATAGTAAATAGTAGGTAATGGGTAAAGTAGAAGAGCACGTATTAAGGTTAAAAGACGAATTTAACAAACCCCTAAACAAGGCTATAACAGGCACGAACAGACTACGGGGTACTACAGAGAAAGCAAAAAATAGTTTTGGAGGCCTGGCTAGTATAGCGGGCAAAGCGTTTGCAGCTATAGCCGTAGGGTCCGTAGCGAAAGACGTATTAATGCTAGGCGTTAATATGGAGCAAACCCGTGTATCATTCGAGACGTTTTTAGGGTCCGCAGAGAAAGGAAACGCAGCAATAGCAGAGCTAGAGGAGTTTAGTAACGTTACCCCGTTCGATACGGAGAGCGTAGTAAAAGCAGGTAAGGTATTACTAGCATTTGGTACAGACGCAGACAAGTTAACCCCCACTTTAAGGAGTATAGGAGATATAGCAGCGGGTACGGGTAAAGACTTTAACGAGTTAGCCGTAATATATGGTAAGGCCCAGGTAGCGGGTACACTATACGCAGAGGATATAAACCAACTAGTAGAGGCAGGCGTCCCAATTATGGGAGAGTTTGCTAAGGCCCTAGGAGTTACGGAGGGCGAAGTAAAGAAAATGGCTAGTGAAGGTAAATTAAGTTTTGGGGACCTAGAAACAGCATTCGGCAACCTAACGGGAGAGGGCGGTATGTTTTTCGACCTAATGGCAAAACAAAGTAAAACAGTAGGGGGTAAATTTAGCACGCTAACAGGTAAGGCGCAGATAATGGGCGTTAAAATGGGGGAGGCTATGCTACCCGCACTAGGTAAGCTAGCAGATTTAGGCCTAATGCTTATAGATAACACGGAGGCACTAAAAACTATAGGGATTATAGTAGGACTAGGCGCGGCTGCCTGGGTAGCTTATAATATACCTACAGCTATAGCGCTAGTAAAAACGCAGCTACTAACCATAGCCCAATGGAACCTAAACGCAGCGCTAAACGCAAACCCTATAGGCTTTATAGTGGCAGGTATAGCGTTACTGGCTGCAGGCTTAATAATAGCCTGGCGACATAGTGAAACATTTAGGGGAGCTATTAAGGGCCTTTGGGCTAGCGCTAAAGTGGTATTTGAAAACCTAAAAAACACATTTACACAATTTCCTACTATAGTAATAGAGGCCTTAAAGGCTATACCGGGCGCTATAGTAGCCGTATTTAAGGACGTAGGGCGTATAATAAAGGCAGTATTTACGGGAGACTTCGCAGCCTTACCGGACCTACTGAAAAGTGCAGGAAAAAACCTAATAAAGGCAAACCCGCTACTAGGTCCAGGGCTAAAGATCGGCCAGGCACTAGCAAAAGGTACCCGGACAGCCTTTAATAGGGAGATGGATAAGGAGGCCCTAGACGCTGGGGACAAGCTAATAGCTAACGCTGCAGGAGGAGCCGGAGGAGGAGCGCCGGACCCAACGGCCCCAGGAGGAGCAGCCCCGGACGCAGGAAAGGCCGCAGGTATTAGTACGGTTAGCTCTAAGGCACCTAAGCAGATTAACATAGCTATAGACTCGTTAGTAAAGGAGTTTAACCTAACGTCTAATACATTCGAGGAGGGAGCAGACAAGTTAAAAGAGAGAATTACGCAGGTATTACTAGAGGCGGTTAACGACGCATCACTAAGTATGAGATAATGGCTAGCAAGGTATTTAAAATACAGCAAGGAGTTAACGCTATATCCAAAAAGGGAGCGGTAGAGAATACACAGGGCTTTGTAGTCAGTAGCGACGCGCTGCAGCGAATTGTACCAGGAGGAGCGTTTAACAACGTAGTAATAAACCGTTTCGACTCGCGAGTAGCTACTAGTTACCTGGGGACCCCGGTATATAGTAATATAGAATTTCCAGCGGCGCTATTTACGGACCTAGACGGTAATGTAACAGAATTTCAAGGGATAACTATTAATACGGTTATAATGACTATAGACCAGCCGAAAAACATAGTTAGGACTGCCATACAAGGCCGTAACGGGACTATTAAGGAGTATATAGGTAACGGGGACTTTAAGATAAATGTAACCGGAGCGCTCATAACAGAGCCTAGGGTATTTAGCGCACACCAAAACGAGTACCCCAGGGAGCAGGTAAAAGCGCTTTTTGAGCTATTGAGTGCGCAGGAGGCTATAACGGTCCGGGGCGAATTTCTGCAGCAATTAGGAATAAATTCAGTAGTTATTACTAGTTACTCGTTTCCACAGACTAAAGGCAATAGAGATAAACAGTTATTTACTATAAAGATGGAAAGCGATACGGAGTTACTACTAGAAGAGTCCGAAACACAGGTATAAATAATTAAATAGATAAAAAAATGAAGTTAGAGAGATTAGCAAACGGTAACGTATTAATAAAAGACGATAGCGACAAAATATTACGCGTATTGTCTAGCGATATACACGTAGTAAGGCACCCCCAGGAGCAGGCGGCGCTATTCACCAGGACGCCAAGCACCCAACCGGACGCCGGGGACGGTTTTGTGTTATTTCCGTCCGAATTAACGGACCCAGTAGTAGCAGACCTAGACGCCTTAATGCTAGAGTTAGCTACTAATTACGTATACCCAGCCTCAGGAGGAGGAGGAGGAGGAGGAGGAGATGCTAGCGCGGCAAATCAGGCTCTTATGATCGCGGAGCTATCCGAAATTAACACCGATACGGACGACGTAATTAACTCCGTTACATTTGGGTCTGAAATTATAGTAACTACTATAAACTCTACATCTTCCCAGGTCATAGCCTCTAATTCTAATAGAAAGGCTATAATAATTACAAACGCAAAAAGCGGGAAGGATGCGTATATACTATTTGGGGCAGGTACGGCTATATCTGAGCAGTCTATGAAGTTAAAAAAAGACTCTAGCCTAATACTGGGGGCAGATTTATTAACCACACAGGAGGTACAGGCAGTATGCAAAGGGGCAGAAACTACTACCTTCGTAATACAGGAAGGATTATGAAAATAATAGAAGGAAATACAGGGGCACAAGACAGAAAGGATAAATTAATAGCACTTATAGAAGATGTAGAATCTATCCCTATGCAATGCAACCCAGTAACGGCAAAATTACTTTTTGGCAAGTACCAAGACGAGGTAGAGGACTATAAGTACTGGGCTTCTGGGTATGATCTCCTTATTGCGGCCCTGCAGAACGAGATAGATACAGATGGGGAGTATAAGACCTTTTTGACTGGCCTTGTAGACCCTCCTAACAATACTACTAGCGTTTTTATGGTAATAATTGAAAGGCTGGCGTAATGCTAAGGCCCAAGATACATATAAGAGTAGGTAATATAGAGTTTGACTACGTAACTAGTTACCAGGGCGGGGACTCCTGGGAGGAGCTAACGGAAACTTTTAAAATATCTATACCTAATAAAGCCAGGTTTAAGGGTAAGGCTATAATAAATAACAAGACTGAAGCGGGTGAAAGCGTTTTCAAACGGGGGGATGCCGTCCAAGTTACGGGCGGCTACTTTCCAAATAGTAAAGTAATTTTTAACGGTTATTTAACTAGGGTAGTACCTAATAGCCCCTTAATATTGGAGTGCGAGGACGCTATGTATATACTAAAACAAACGAGCCACACAATTAGCTTTAAACAGCAAAAATTAAGCGTTTTAATGGAAACTATCACAAAGGACGAGAACGGCCAGCAGATCGTACCATTCAAGGCCATAGATACAACCCTGGGACCGTTCAGAATATCCAATGCCAGCACGGCCCAAATTTTAGACAAATTAAAAGGGGACCCCTACGGCTTTTTTAGTTATATGAAGGATGGAGTACTAAACGTAGGGCTAGCCTACGACGCTGGCCAGGGTAAGGAGTTTAATTTTGATTTTGAAAGAAATATTATTTCGGATAGCCTGGAATATATGAGAGACGACGACGTA